CCCCTTACCCCCTTAGAAAATATGCTTCTCTCCACTAAGGGGCAGGGTTCTTAAAAGTGCCTATTTTAGGGGTTTCTAAAGTTGTGGTAAATGAGCTTTTTTAAGGTCAATATCAAGAGGTTTATAGTTCCAAAGGATAGGCTTACCACCTTTAAACTCATCAACTCTTAGCATCCTTGCTACTCTAGCTTGGATTATTGCATCACCATTTGCATTCATAAAGTAATCATCTATGTTGCCCTCAAGCTTGTCATAGTAAGGCTTCATATACCAAGAGAGGATAGCCTCCCAAATATCTTTACAAGGTAGTGCTTTCTTAACTATCTTGTTACCCTCTAAGCTTATTTGCCACTTTAGGTATTCATCAAGGATTTCCTCAGCCTTTACCTTGCCTATGCCTCTGCAACCACCATAACCATCTGTGCTATCTCCAGTTAAGACTTGAGTATAAAAGACCCTCTGTCCTTGAGCATAGCTAAGCTCATATCTTAAGTCCTTACGCCAGTTGTAATGCTCTCCCTCAACTTGGTTTAGGTCTTTGTCTATATGAGCTAAGATGTTGTTTATTGGATCATTACTAAGATGAATAGAGCAAGCATCGTCTGCCTCTATCTTAGTGGTTATCTTTGCACCGTACTTGGTTACTGCATAATCTTTTAGCATTGGTAGAAGCTGTGGTTTTGGTAGGTCTTTTCTGTTATGTTTGTAGGTTGGTAGGATGTCATACCTAAAGTTTGTTGCACCAGTAAGATAAAGCTGTGTCTTAGAGCATCTTGTGCTATCTTTTAGCTTCTCTATGGCTTCATCTAAACTCTTTCTTGCTCCCTCTTCATCAAGGACTATTGCTTGGTTATCCTCTGAAAAGTTAAAGGTACTCTCATTAACGCTAGCAGCCTCATAGAGCAAGCTATCTGCATCTACGATAAGTGTCTTATCTCTTTTCTTTAATAATCTCCTTGCCAAATATAAGCTCCTCTATATCTTCTTTACATTGCTCTTTGCTACTATCTTCTTCATAGGCTCTGATTACGTATTCCATTGCCATATTTAAATCCACATTACCTACTGGCACGATCTTACTTAGTAGCTCAAGCATTAAAAAGCCTTGATTAGTTAGATCATTTATGTAAGCTAAGTCCTTTCTATGTGCTGAAACGTTATCTCCATAGTAGGTTGATATTAGTCTAGCTTGAAATACCCTTAACCAAAAGACGTAAGAGCAATACTGGTAAATCATCTCTGCCATATTATTAGCTCTATAACCTGCCATAAAATCTGATGAGATGTCTGACATCTTTAGGGCTACTTTGCTAGGTAAAAACTCACTAGACATATCCTTGTTGTTAATAGCCCAGTCTAGTATCCTCTTTTGCTTGCTTCCATTTATCACTTTTCACTCTCCTTTATTTTTAGTAGTATTAGATAGCCTATAAGGTCATTTATAGTATCTTCGTTGTAGCTGTCATTACCTTTTGCTATACGGCTTAGCTTATCATCTATGCGTACCCTAAGACCCTCTAGCTCATCAGCTTTGCTAAATATTCGCACTGGCTCAAACGCAGAGTTGCCATAGCTCTCATTTTTCTTTATTAGAGTTGCACCTATATCGGCTAAGACGTCCATTACGCTCTCTTTAAAACTCATTTAAATCTCCTTTATATAGTAGCCCTTGTATCTTCTCTCTTTAGGTTTAAGGGCATCATTTAGCTCTTTAGCTCTAGCAAAAGCAACCACACGTGATGCATATACAGCTATTGTCTTAGCTTCATTCAAGCTCCTATCAAAGCTATAAACTTCGTAATTCTTTGTCATAACTATCCTTTACAAGGTGAGGTTTAACAAAGAAAAAGGCTGTGTCTTTCTCTTTAGCTACTCTCTCGTTTTGCTGTTGTGCTTCAAACTCTGCTAGCTTCTCGTCAAAGAAGCACTGATGAAAGCAGGTTCTGTCATCTTTGATTATTCTTACCTCATATATTTTTACCATCTCTTATAATTACCTCCACATCACAATCTTTTATAAAATCTATAAGCTCTTTCATAGCTTCAGTTTCAGCTTGTCCCTCAGAAAGGATAATCTCTATGACTTCTATGGGCTCGTCTAAACCCTCTAACATTAGTGGTTGTTTAACCTCTTTACTCATTTAGTTTTCCTCTTCTCTTTTTCTAAACTGGGTTTGCTTCTCCAAGCCCACCATTCAGAGCCATCATACTCTTGTCGCTCTAACCAGTCAGGAGTATCTTTAAAGGTTATCCAACCCCTCCAATACTGGCAGCCATAGCCACTATCATAAGTAAGCTCACTTTTTGTTATTGCATCCCATTTGATTTCGCCACTACCCATATAGGTAGGGTTCTCTGATAAAGTCCAGTCTCTTACATACTCAAGCTTATACTCAGCTACTTTGTGATCGCCTATACGCTCTATCGTTTCTTGTTTAAAGTTAGTCATTGAGTAACTCCTTATCTTGATAAATATTACCTATGATTTCGTATCCGCCAATGTTCCATAATGGGAAGAAACCTTCATCTGGATGCTCTATGCCATAAGTCGCGTATACTTTATCCCAGATTACTTTAGCAATAAATCCTTGTAGAGCCTTAACATTACGCTGTACATCACACTTTATTATGTGGTTAGTGTATATGTCCTTTTTGTTATTATCTAAGAACCCAGTAAACTCTAATAGATCGAATTGTCCTTTAGTTACTCTATAAACTTCTTCGTTTAGTTCGTCATCTGCTATTACAACACTCTGAACTTCTCCATTAGGTAGTAGCTCTAGTATTTCTACATCAGCTATCTTATGGTAGTCTTTGATGTATGCTTTATATTTTAGTGGTCTCATTAAGTAACTCCTTATTTTGATAAATATTACCTAAGACTTCCAAGTCAGAAACATTATTAAGATACTCTGCGTAACGCCCTTCAGCTATTATTAAAAAGCTTGCACCATCCTCATAGTATTTAACCCTTCCTATACGCTCTGTGCCATTTAGTGTGCAAAAACTTACAATATCTTTTTCAAATATTCTGCGACTATTAATGTCCTTTTTGCCAGTGTATTGCATAACATCAAAACGTTCAGTATCCTCTAGCATAGCTCCAAAAGAAGCACAGCTGGTTTTCCAGTCGTCATAGATACGCTCTACGTCATAGTACATTTTCTCTTGTTCTTTATCCCACGCTCTATATCTTGGTCTCATATTGCTCCTCCCTCTGCAAAACGAGCAGTTGCATCTATTACTTTGTCTTTTATGAAGCCTTTAGGGTCTTTTTTAAACTCCTTAAACTTACACAATATAAGAAAAGGCAAAGCTACAAAAAGCATATACAAAAAGAAAATACCAATCCCTATGTAAAAAACTAGCTTACTTAAAAATCCAAAAGCTACTATTAGCATTGCTCCTACATAAGCTATAACCACTGCTATAAATGTTAAAATATTTTTAAATATGTGTCTCATCGTTCTCTCTCCTTTTCTAATAATTCTTTATTCTCATAGATGTTGCCTATAACTTCAAACAATTCTATAATAGGTGCTTTATTTGTTTCTGATGTTGGAGTATTAAAAGGTAGTAGCTCGCCATTAGGGTACTTCACGCAATAGCAACCCTCTTTAAAAACAACTTCTCCACAAGGCTCTTCCTCAGTAGTATCTACCCATTCTCCATCATAGTTCTCATAACCTGTTGGGTTTGGGATTGCAAAACGCACTATATATCCTGTATATATCTCATTACCGTCAATATCATAATATCCAGTAAACTCTAATAACTCTACCTTGTCATAGTCGTAACTATCCATAGCGAGATTAAAAGGATCACTTTGTCTAAGTGATCTAGTGTGAGCTACACAGAAACTACCGTTATTTGCAGAAAAGTCTAGTTGGAGTACATCTTGTAAGACGTCTTCTCCTAAATCTGAGTTATGCACCCAAGCTTTATACTTAATGTTTCTCATTTTAATTCTCCTTTAACTTAAATCCTAAGCCGTATATAGGTTTCCAGCTAAGAGTATCGTGATGGCCTGCATACTCTTTATCCATTTCAGGCATAGTCTTTCTAAATAGGCATATAGAGTATCTTTTAGAGACATAATCATAAATAATGAAACACCACAAGGCATCTCGTTCATTGATAAACTCTTTCTCTACCTCAAGTGTATCTCCTATCCCTTCTTTACCGAAGCTTAGATTATCGGTTTGTGCACCTACAAGCTTTGTATATTCAATCAGCTTAGCTGCATCTTCAGGTTTTGCTTCTTTTATTATTATGTTTGCTTCAGGTGTAAATATGCTCATTTTTTCTCCACTCCTTCATTTAGGTAAGCTTCAATGTTTAAAAACCGACCAATCTAAAATCAATTAGAAATTGACTCTGCCCCACCGA